TGCATCACTGGTAAACAAAGCAATCTTAAATGTATTGCCTGTGCCTGTGGTAGTTGTAGTACCACCACCAGAGCCATTATGAAAGTTATGTATTCCTTGTAACAGCTCGGACTTAAACGAGGTTGTTACAGCTTGAGTAATAGCCAATTTATAATCTCCTTATAATATCAGCCATATCTTCATGGCCTTGTTTACTTAGCATATTATGCAACGTTGTTTGATTGCTTAATATTGCATCTTGGCACGCCTGTACTATGACATAATACATACGCTGTTTAAACGCTTCTGCTTGCGCCTTTAATACTGGGTCGGTTCCTTCAGATATACTAATAATTTTTTCGCAAGCTCGTTTTGCAATTTCTTCAGGAGTAAAACCTCTATGCTCTGTAGTTTCTACGCTTACGCTGCCCGCTGACATTCCAACATCCATAGTAAACATCAGCTAGTCCTCATTTTAATTTGCCCTGTTCGATAGGCATCTGTTCGATCATAACCATCTGCTTCTAATTTTAATTGTCCTAACGCAACATCAAATTGCTTTTGATAAAGCTGAACAACATCTGGCTCGCCTTTCATAAATATATAAGCCTGAACCAAAGAGCCATACAACAACGCATTATCAGCATTATCTCCTAGCCAGCTTGTTCCATCCCCAGACGTAGTAATTGAAGTAGGCTCATAAAAATAATGAAGCTCTGCTGTGTAGTTTGATCCGGGCGTAGGCCCAACTATAAACGTTGTGTCATCAAACAATGCGTAGTATTTAGGAACACCAGTAGTTGCAGCAACTGGATACAGCTCTCTCATATAATTAACATCTTTAAATATTAAATACTCATAGCCAGAGTTATCAATTGCTAATGAATAAGGAAACAAAAAGTCTGATGGCGTAGATAAATAAGGGCTGCTAGCTGTCAACGTACCCGTTACATTCTTTCTAAAGTTAGGAAGCTGTACTGTTCTAAGTATTGTTTCTTCTGCTGAAACAATAAAACGTGCAATGTTATTGCTAAAGGTTGTCTCAGTATTTTCTGTATAGTCCTTGATTGCCTGAGTTAATGTAGTATATGTCCAAGCCATTAGGATGTACTCACTGTTACTTTGCCAACTTTAGCGTGTATATCTAAGCCAACTGTTCTGCTACCTAGCTCAGTTATGCCACCACCAACAGGATCAAACGCAAACATTTTTCTTGAATCAGCCAATGCTTTAGGAGGTCTTGGGTTTCTTAACGCTTGAGGATCTGAAATACTCATGCGACCAAGCTCGTATTGCGGGTTATCAACATCAAGCTGATCATATCCAACACGAAGCCCAGTATCTCTGCCATCCCTTACTAGAGGAACCAAATCACTCAGCTTGTATCTAAAGCCTGTAATATCGCAATATCCAAAAGCATATTTACCGCTAGCGTATATACTCATACTGTTCTATACCCTCCGGGTGTAAAAAACAGAGATGACTTATCACGATCCGCATCAGCAGCCAATGACCATTGCTCTTCATACACTTGCTTTAACACAGGTATTCTGTCTGCAACCTCTGGCTTTTTAAGACTTATTTGATACGCAAGACCAGCAACCATACAAGGCAAATACCTAGCAGGTATATCAACATTGTTAGTTGCCGGACTACCAGTATCCTCGACTCTTTGAAGATAATAATAAATTAACGTATACGTTTGATTTGAATCAGGCACAGGCCAAAGATTTATAGATATAGCTGCTGGATCTTTTTCTAACCAATACTGTAATGGTTTGGAAGATGACAGCTTATTTGTTAAATGCGCAAACTGACTAACAGATATTCTTGTAAGCATTTGGTCTGTCTGCTTACTAGTGTCGCCTGAGTCTGTGCGTATAAACGCTTCAACAATATCTAAAACATCGCCGCTAAAGGTATATCGAGCTGTACCAGACGTTATCGCTTGAGATCCTTCTTGAATAGTCCAAAGGTTTAACCCTCTGTTTTGCCATTCTAAAAATAATAAATCCAAGCTGCGCCTAGCAGTTCTATAGTCATAACCACTCTTTGCTTCTAACCCAGCACGCTCAAACGACTCTTCGACTATATCTCCAAGATCTAAATTAAATGTGTAGGTTCCGCTAGTAGCCATACTTTACTTCTTCGCAGTTTTTTTAGCTGAAGCTTTTTTAGCTGGAGCTTTTTTAGCAGCAGGTTCTTTTTTAGGTTCTGCTTTTTTAGGAGCCAATGCCTTTAGCGCTGCATCTGCTTCCTTCTTTGTATAAGGCCCAACATCTACAACTTCGTCTTCAGCATTTGCAATTTGATATACAGGGTCTCCTGTAAGCAAGCTGTAGCCATTTTCAACTACCTTTAGTTTGTCAGCCATAATTCCTCCGAATTACTTCTTGGGTCGTTTCTTCTTGTTGACCCCAACCTTTTTCATTGGCTTGCCAACCATTCTGCCGCCCCGCATAGCCTTGGGCCGCTTCTTCTTATTCACTCCAACTTTCTTCATTGGCTTCTTTCCGGGCATCTTAATTTTCCTTAAGTTGTTTATAAAACTGTTCTCTTAATTCAAAGATATGAGATGGCTCTGAATCTTTAAACATAGCTTCATAATATCCAGTAGGTTTTAACTTGTAAGCAGCTTCCTGCAACTTATCAAGCCTTTGGATAAATATCATTGCATATATTTCTTCTTCATCTGGCGGGATTAAAAGACTGCTTGTGTCATACTCAATAGGAGCATCGTCTTCATAATCAAGCATTCCTTCATGCTCTTCATCATCTGGATGAAAACCCATTACCCAAAGATTTTTATCACCAAATGCACCATTAGCTATTCCGTGATTAATACCAACTAATCTTTGATGAAACTCTTCAGGCTCTTCTTCATACTGCGTATCTGCAATAATAGTTAAGTCCTTGTCATCATTGAAGTTTTCTAAAACATCAAACACAGGCCAATAACTCTTAAGGTGTTTAAACGTTATAAAAACCTTGTCATCATTCCATGCGCGTCTTGCATACGGGCATGGGGACATACCGTTATAACGATCATCAGGCTCCTCTAGCCAATTAAAAGACCACTCCCTGATCTCCTTACGAATAGTATATTCCCGTATACTATTAGTTCTGTTAGCTAGGTATTCGAGCTTTGCCATAACCGCGATATGATCGCCCTGACTTAGAAACCTTTCCGCCGCCTTTCATGCCTTGCATACCCCTGCCCATGCCCATACCAGCAGGTCTAGGCTTATTAAGCTCCGCCATTACAGCTTGCCGCCTTGCTGCTTCTGACATTTGACGATTTCCCGCACCCAGAGCTATAGCGTCTTCTTGCGCAGCCGCAGCTTGTGCAGCAGCTTGTCCCATCCCCGCAATAGATCCCATTCCAGATCCAAGAACACCTGCTTTAGTGCCAAAAACAGTACCTTCTCTTGCTGCATCTTCTTTTACAGCATTACTATCGGAAGCCATTTTTCCCATAGGCCCAAACTTGGCAAAATTTTTATTATAATACTGAGACATTTCCTCAGATATTTTCTTCATTACCTCTTCGTCACTTGTCGCCATTATCCATTCTTCCTAAAGTATTGAGTTCGAGCTGCGCCGCTTCCACGAGCAACAGTTTTAGGTTCAGGAATTATCCCGCCCTCTGCCATTTTCTTTGCTTCTTTCTGTTCAGAAATAGCAATTGCCATAGCTTGCTTCGGGCTAGTAACTTTTTTGCCAGAGCCTGTTTTTAAGTCTCCAGATTTAAACTCCTTCATAACCTTAGTTATTTTGCTTTCAGCCATTAAATCACCTTTTTTAAAGAGCTTTGCAGCTCCTTACCTAGTTGTTTAATTGTTTGGTCTGGCATATTAAGGAATTGCTCTAGCGACATTTTGTGCGCTACAGGTATAACACTTTTAGTTTCTAGTATTACTACATCTACATCCTGATCCAGCGATATAACTATATTGCAAGGATCGGAAGGATCAGTAAGACAAAACAAAACCGAGACCATCTTTTCATCAAATTCACTAAGCATTATCCAAACCTTTTCGCAACTTGCATTACAACAACATAAACATCACCACTAGAGTGACCTGTCGTAGTAAACTTCACATCGCCTGTAGTTCCAGAGGATAATGGATCTGGTAATCCAAAATCTGAAAAGTCTAACGTATCAGTCCAATCCGCAGCTAATTGCCACGCAAGGTCATCAGTAGTAGCGTCAAATAATATCTTTACACCCATACCAATGGTTTGATAATAGATTTTTTGTATAACAACAGACGAGCAAGATGCACCCGTAATACTTGGCGTTAGCGCAGAAACATCTATTTTAGTTACTGCACTTTCACCCGTTCCATCACTGACATTGTTAAACTTAAAAATGGCTGTCTTAGGGCCATCTTGAATAGTTTGAGTTGATACTGCGTCAGCCATAAATGCCTCCTATTACTGGTCAGCAAATGCAGGTGCAGTGGTACTCGTAACATTTCCAAAGATTTGATAATTGGTGGTATTTAAACCAACTATAGTCACATCAAATCCAGCAGGAACATTTAATTGAATACTGCTGTTTGAACTTCCATTAGAAAAAACACTGCTGATTGAGTCACCATCTGTATCCAATAAGGTCACACCGCCAATATAAAAATTGCTATTGCCGGGAGTAACAATAAGAGCGTCAGTAGCATCGGCAGCGCCGCCAGCATAAACAAATCTAAACACAGATCCGGCAATTGGAGCTGGCAATGTATAAGTATTATCTTGACCGCCATCTGGAACAAACAGAATTCTGCCGCTATGAGTTGCGTTAGTAAGGGTTACGTCTCCATCGGAAAGGCTAACAGGCCCGTCACCAAGAGTTGCAATTTCAGTAATAGCACCAGTGCTAGTGTTTTTGCTTACGGTTTTGAAGGTGCTTTCAGATCTTACAGCACCTGTAAAAGTAGTATTAGCCATGTATTGTCTCCTGTCTTGGCTAGTGTCTGCTGATTATACAACAGTCAGGTAACAAGGGGGAGACAAGCTCCCCCCATATTTTTAAGACGATCCGGGTGATCCAAAGATTCCCAATGGGTCAGATACGCCGAAACTATAACGCTCTCGCGCCTTGTATCGAACATTACCTGTATCGAAATCACCGTCCATCGAATTTTCCAAAGCAGCACGTTCAAAGTGCTTCATACCGTTAGGTACGTCTGTAATCAGATACCATGAGTTAGTGTCTGTCAAATAGTGATTGACAGAATAACCTTCTGGAATTGTACCGTTAGTACGGATTGCGTTGATGTCGTTATCCGCAGTCGCAGGTCTTCCCTCTGACTGTAGAATACGAGTTGCCACAAACATATTGTTAGGTGGAACAATCAACTTTCTAGGACGAGCTGCGATCAATAGACCACGCTCATCAGTCCATCCAGCAATCTGGATAACCGCTGCTTCAAGTGACGTTTCATTCAAATCAGTTCCAGTAGCAGGACGATTATCGTTCTTACCACCGTCAACTGTTGGGTGACCGTCACCACCAGTAACACCATCACCAGATGCAGTGAATAGGTTTACCCCATCACCAGACTGAAATGAATTAGTGAAACCGTTGTTAAGAGGATTAGCAGCTTTGACTTGCTTAGTGTAAGCCATAGCTCTTGCCAATGCCTTGGTATAACGAGCAGACAGTGAGTCATAGAGGTTGTCCTCCATAGCTTCTTCTGTAATTGCGAAACCCATCGCAACTGTCTCGTGGTTATACCTAGCAGTAAAAGACTCTTGCGCAGTATCATAGCTGATAGCTGAACCTTCGTCCTTAACTGGGGCCGCAGCAAATCCACTCAACTTAACCTCTTCCTCGAAAGAACGATCTGAAGATTCAGTCTCATAAATTTCTGCGTGTTCGTCTTCATACTTATTGTACTCCAAGCCAAAAAGGGCATTAAGTCCCGGCAGGAGTTCCTTAAGCATTTGCGCTCTTGAAATAGCCATTCTTTAATCTCCTTTAAACGCCAGTAGTATTAACGTACTGGTGACCAACATTGAACTTCATAATGACATCTGTATAGGTGTCATTGATTGCGCTATTTGGCCCTGTCCAAAAATCGTAGATTCTTAGCGGTAGCGTGTTAGTAGTTGCTACGGTGCTTCCGTCTACTGCATTTTTGCTTCGACCAATAGATGTTGATCCCGCTGTTTGTACAACAGCAAAGTTTGCGCCAATAGCTGTTTGAGCAATTGCTGCATCACTTTGCATTAAAAATACAACGTTGGGGTCAGTAATAACATATGCCTCTGCATCGCTAGCAACCGTTGAAGCGGGCCACTGTTGATTAAAGGTCATTTGATTTGTGCTTGGGTCTGTGTATTTACATCCCAAGAATATACCGATTGGAGTTAAAGATGTTGTGCCAGTATCCTTTTCAACAGTACCAGCAGAAACTAACTTAACAAAATCGCCATAAAATATGCCAGTAGCATAACCACTAGCTATCTTAATGTGCTGAACCTTGCCATTAAACGAGCCACTAGCGCTCGTAGTATTGACAGGTCTTGCACCCGATGGGGCTGCTGTAGTAGCCATTATGTGTTACCTCGTCTAAACAAATATATGTGATTCCTAAGAACCACGCCCAAACGTGACACGAGTTTTACGATCAGGCTTTAATAAAGGCATCCTTGGATCGTTTTCTTTCATGTACGAATTATCAACACTCTGCATTTGTTGAGCAGCTACATTCTCGTAATAACGCTGACGAGCTTCCGCAACTTCATTTGGAGCTTTACACAATAGTAATCCTCCGATCTCGACACATCCGGGGAATCGTGAATCATGGTCTGGAATGATTTCCAACTCTGGATGGTCTTCTATCTTGCAAGGCTCCCAACCTTCTCTAAAACGCTGTGACACATTAGTCGCATCGCTTTGCCCCGTCATAGAGGTTCGGATATACCGAAACACCCATCCGGGTTGAGGTGTTGGGTCTGGCAATATAGGTGGAGGTGACCACTGTTGTTCTCGCGCTGTATTATTGCGCGACTCTAAATCCCTTGGCTTTCTGTCTTGAGATTCCTCTCCGACTAAAACATCTTCTTCCATCAAACATTCTCCTTATTCAACTGTGCTGCATATTGTTCGTTAGTAATCCCTAATCGCTTTGCCAATCTAACTTGCGTTTCGTTTAGCCTAACTTTTCGAGACTTCTTGCCCGCTCTTCCAGCGGGAGCAACAACCGCAGAAGTTTTTCGTTGTGCTGTTTCAGACTGCTCTTGTTCAACACCAAATGCTCTTGGAAAACTTTCTCGAAGCGTCTTATCAATCGCAGAAAAATACTCTGGTGAGTTTCTTACTACGCCACGGTTACTTAACATTTCGTCCAAACCGTAGGCAAAGCCTGTTAAAGCTTCGTTTCCGGGCGCTCCAAACCAAGGGTTTTTTTGCAACCACGAAACCAAATTCGGGTCCATAGGTTGCTGTTGCGGCGCTGTCGCCGTTTGTTGTTGAGGTATCTGCTGTTCAGGTACACTCGGCTCTGGATTCATTTGAGGCTGATAGTTTTGTATATACGTTCTATCTGCCTGTATTTTTGACAACTGCTCTTGCGCGGCAACCATTGCATCCGTATCGCCCTCTTCATGGGCCTTCTTGTATGCTTGCTTTGCTGCCTCTAACTCAGCCTCTGTGCGAGTCTGAACGCTTTGTAACAACGCTTGCTCGCTTCTTCCAACCAATCCTTGAAGATGATCGTTCTGCTGCTTTTGTTGTTGAGCAAATTGAATAGCTTCATCACGCATACGCTGGGCTTCTTCTTTCTCCCTGCGCTGCTGATGATATTCGTATTTAAGACGATTCGTTCTTTTCTTAACGTCTTCGTCCATATTATCTATTTCTTCATCAAGACGGAAAGGCTCTGCTTGAGGTCTTATCTCTTTTTGATCTTCTATGGGTCGATCATCAACAATCTCAACTTCTATATCCTCAATCTCTTGAGGATTAAGATCTAGTTCCGCTTGAGTTTCTTGTGGTTCAGGGAATGCTGGTTCAGACACGACTTATCCCCCTTGGATCTTCGA